TAACAGGTGTCTGGAAATATAGGGGCAAATCCAGCGTTCATCAGCCCCCGCATTGCCGACAGGATCACAGACGGGGGGCGCAACTGGTTGTCGTTCAACTGGCCCAGCTACCGTTCTTGTATCAGAGGTGTGGCTGCATGACAACACCAGTCTGGCGTAATGATGACCTGGAAGGCGCTGTCATTGGCGCATTCTTTCTGCGTGGGGCAGATCATGAAGTGATGGATATTCTGATCACACTACCGGCGGACATTTTTTCTGTACGAGCGTATCGGGATATCTACACAGGCATCTGCAGACAGGCCCGTGTTTCAGGAGTGATTGACCCCGTGCTGTTGTGTAATGAGATGCCGGAACTTGCCCCGGTGATTACTGATACCGGGCGTAAAACCTGGGTGAAGTCTTCACTGGAGCACTATGTTGCAGCGTTGCGGCGCAATGCCGCACTGCGCGATGCAGAAAAAACACTGAATGAGGCGCTGCAGAAATTACGTGATGCGCATACCTGTGAAGCAGCTGAAGATGCCCTGAAGGATGCGCAGAACATGATGGTCACACTGTCGACAGGAAAGGGCGTCATTCAGCCGGTACATATTGATGATGTGCTTCCGGAAGTGGTTGAGCGTGTTGAATGCCGGAATCAGGGGCTGGAGAAATCCAGGACGTTGATGACCGGTATTGATGAACTGGACGCAAAAACAGGCGGTATGGAGCCCGGAGACCTGGTATTCATTGCCGCCCGTCCTTCGATGGGGAAAACCGAACTTGCGCTGGACATCATCGACAAGGTGACTGAGCAGGGGCATGGTGTGCTTCTGTTCACCATGGAGATGGCGAACATCCAGATTGGTGAACGTATGGTGTCTGCGGCTGGAGGGATGCCAGTATCACGCCTGAAATCTGTGGCTCACTTTGAAGATGAAGACTGGGCGCGTTTCTCACAAGGGGTGGGGCGGATGACCGGGCGCAATATCTGGATGGTGGACCAGGCGAACCTGACCATTGATGAGATATGCGCAACAACGAAACACCATCTGATTAAACATCCGGAAACGGCGCTGGTGGTGGTTGATTATCTCGGGCTGATAAAAACCCGAACCACGGGGCGTCATGACCTTGCCGTGGGTGAAATCTCAAAGGGGCTTAAAGGCCTGGCAAAATCCGGTGGTTTTCCGTTGATTGCGCTGAGCCAGCTCTCCCGCGGTGTGGAGTCCAGACCCAATAAACGTCCCATGAACTCAGACCTGAAAAATTCCGGAGAAATAGAGGCGGATGCAGACATCATTCTGATGCTTTACAGGGATGAAGTGTACAACCCGGATACACAGGCTACAGGCATAGCAGAAATTAATATCACGAAACAACGTAACGGTTCTCTGGGGACGATTTACCGGCGTTTTTATAACGGACATTTTCTGCCTGTGGACCAGGAAAGCGCACAGGTTCTTTCCACCCCAATGCGGCAGCCCCAGCCGCGCAGATACAGCAATACACGTACCGACAGCAGTAAGATGGAGCGTTTCTTTTGAACAACCAGACAATGACTTTTACCTCTGAACAATTGCGTAAACACGCGCAGGAAATGTTGCGACAGGCGGAACAACTGGAAAAAACAGGTGTAACAAAAGATGCCATTCGTCGGGATATGGTGCCAGCGCTCAGGGAACTGATGCAGGCGAAACATCGCGCACAAAAAGCGGTGGATGAGCTCGTTGATTGTGTGGCAGAGCTGGAAACCAAAGTTGGAAAGTTTGAAAAAATGGTGCAGGAGGTGCTGCGCTGATGCGCCATGAGTTTATTTTACCTTATCCGCCGACGGTGAATACTTACTGGCGACGTCGTGGCAGCACATATTTTGTATCAAAAGTTGGTGAGCGTTATCGCCGTGATGTGACGCTAATTGTTCGCCAGCAGCGGCTGAAATTAAACCTGTCCGGAAGGCTGGCGATAAAGATTATTGCAGAGCCACCGGATAAGCGCCGTCGTGACCTGGACAATATCCTGAAAGCACCACTGGATGCGCTGACGCATGCCGGACTACTCATAGACGACGAGCAGTTTGATGAAATCAATATTGTGCGCGGTCAGCTCGTTCCTGGTGGGCGACTGGGCGTGAAGATTTATGAAATCACAGGTGATAACGATGGCGCGTGATATTCAGCAGGTTATGGAACGGTGGGGGGCTTGGGCTGCAAACACTCATGAAGATGTATCCTGGGCGTCGATCGCTGCTGGTTTTAAAGGGTTAATTCCGTCGAAAGTGAAATCACGCCCTCAGTGTTCTGATGATGATGCAATGATAATTTGTGGCTGTATGGCCCGGTTGAACAAGAAAAATCAGGATTTGCACGATTTGCTGGTGGATTATTACGTAGGTGGAATGACTTTTATGAGTCTGGCACGGAAACATGGGTGTTCGGATACCTGTATTGGCAAGCGCCTGCAGAAAGCGGAAGGGGTTATTGATGGCATGTTGATGATGCTTGATATCCGGCTGGAGATGGACAGATACGTAGAACGAATTATGTAGGTGCTTGACCAGACACATTGTCCGGGGCTATATTCCTCACGCGCCAGCAAAATCTGGCGTCGGGATTGGAACCCCGGATAGAGACCGCGACAGACACACGCCGCGAGCGTGTTTTTTATTGTCGTATGCACGCGCACATCTGAATTATGGTGGGGCGCATGGGGGAGCTGAAAAGCTCGCCGGTCGGTTTCCCGGTAGTTCCAACCCTGTGCGTCTCACCACCCGATGATTGGAACCTGACGGTGTTGACAGTTTCAGGTTTGCAGTTTACATTTCCCCGCGGTGCTCAAAACACCTCGAAAGCGGTATCCACACCCGATAGCCATGTGGTTTTTTTGTGTCCAGAATTCTTGGTTTATGACCGGGTGTGCGGCTAATACAATACCAGCAATGGAAATACGCCCGCCGACTTTCGACGGTTTTGAGCGCCCGGTCACCCTCTCAAAAGGGGTAAATCAAAATATTCGAAAGGACATGTCTATGAATCGCACGTCTATTGAAAAACTCCCGTCACTTACGCATAACCATCTTCCTGTCATGACAACAGAGCTGCTGGCTGATTTGTACGGAACAGAGCGCCAGCGTTTGACAAACAATTTCAATCGAAACAAAGAACGGTTTATAGAAGGTAAACATTTTTTCCTGATAGAAGGTGATGCGTTACGAGAGTTGAAGAACGAAAACTCTTTAAGAGTTTCTGTGAAAATTGCCCGTAACGTTCGCTCCCTCATCCTCTGGACAGAACGTGGCGCAGCCCGTCACGCCAAAATGCTCGAAACCGATCAGGCGTGGGAAGTGTTCGAAAAACTGGAAGACTGTTATTTCAACCAGAAACAGCCACCAGCGGCACAAAACACATCTATCGAAAATGATGGATGCGCATTACTGAGCCACTTCGATAAACACGGTCAGGTTGAGTTCACGGAAAAGGTACCCGCCGATGCGATGGTATGTACTCTGGAACGGTTTAAATTTTATCTGGAGCAACATGGGTGGATCGTTGCCCGTAAAGAACAATTGGTGGAAAGGTTGATGCGGTTTTAATGAATGCAAAACCCCGGATGATCACCGAGGTTAATTTTATCGAGCGTGATTGCCGCTAATCGCCATCGCTCTGATTGAGCGTAAATCATTCAGGTTATTCAGTTCTTCCTTCTGCTCTCGCTGACGTCAATAAATCCCATCATTGCGATCAACCTCATCCTTAACCATTGATGCGAGCAGTTCTTCCAGTTTCTGCGCTGACAGCTTTACCTGGTGATCTTCAGCATCTTCCCGGGCTATTGTGGTTCGCGCAGTGGCTGATTTTGCTGACATCACCACAGGGGGCAGACGGACCATTGAACCATGGCCTCCGGAACAAATAAGGGCAAAAATAACAACCACTATCGAAAGCTCACAAACTAACCGCAGCACGTTCCTGCATACGACGTGTCTGCGGCATAATCCCAATGATTACTCCCTGACAGGATTTGCAGGCCACTCAATATCAGGTGCAGTTGATGTATCAACACGATTCAACAATACCCGATATTTATTCCATGCCTCCAGCAACGATCTTTCTTCCTCCGTTGCGATTTCCAGATCTACAGCATCCTGCAGTGGCGCAATATACTCACTAAATTCCTGGATGTAGAACTGTGTGGTGACGGTCTTCCAGCCATTCGGCTCCTGCTGTATCGAAGCATACTAGGCTATTTCAATATCGCTATGCTGCGGCAGCATTTAACCCCTTGTAATTCATCGCCATAATTGATTTAATTCACAAATAAAACTATAACATGGTGAAATCAATGAAAACAAACACAGATGATGGGGCTAAAATTTACACACCACTTACCCTAAAGCTTTANCACACAGCTTAAACCCGCCGATGAGCGGGTTTTTTTATACCTGAAAAACGGCACAGGA